GCCGGATAAGGTCGGCACGGCGATAGACTTTCTTAGAGGACTCACCAGTTCCACTAACATCAACCGCAGCAGCCTTGAGGTCCGAGGTACGGACTTCCTTGGCAGCAGTAACGGCTTCGTTGGTACGGGAGCCTTTGATTGCCTTGTAGGTGGAAATCAACTCATCAGCAGCGTTAAAGTCGTACTGACTATCAGCCAGTGCATACATATTCACGCGCATCGGAGAAGCCTTCACCCAGTTAGCAAACTCAGGGTCTTGGACAACGGATGCAAAGTCAGGATGCTTCTTAGCCAAAGCAGCTTGCGTCTGAAGTTGACGCATTTGCATTGTGGCTTGCTTTGCAGCTAACACATCCGGGTGAGAGGACACAGCCCGTTGAACGGCTGTCTTGGGGTCTTCAAAGAAGTCCAGTTCGTTGTTAACTTCTGGAGGCTGTTCTTTCTTCTGAGCGAGTTGTTGCTTCAGTAACTCATCTGCAAGTCGTCGAACTTCACCGACTTCCTGTGCCTGCCGACCAATAAGACGTTCAGCCTCTTGGTGCATCTGCACAATATCCTCAAGGCTCTTGCCCTTGTATTTCTCGGGAACCTTGGGTGCTTCGGGTTCAGCAGCCTTTTGAGCTTGCTGTTGTTCAACTGCTTCTAGTTCGTTTTGTTGAAGCAGATCGTCATTATCAATTAAAGCCATACCTAACCTTTCCTGCCCATGCGGGTTCTAGGATAATCTTATGCATTCAGGTTATTCGCCGTGAGAAGCGGCCTGTTTGCGTTCTTGTTGCATTTTCTCTGCACGTACACGTTCCCACTTGCTGTAAGCACCGGGGAAAGCCCCTGTGATACCTTCAAGTTTCACGCTTGGCGCAGAAACCAATCGCGTAGCGTTAGTGTCACAATGAATGCACTTTACACTACGCACACTGTCATCGACCAGTTTTTCAAAGAAATGCCCGTCTTCACAGGCAAACTCAAACATCCTCTTCATTCTTCCTCCAACTGCTTGTAGATTTCCTCACAGGACTGCTTACGCTTGAGGATAAGATCAAGAATATCCAACTGGCCTTTCCGGAAATAAAGGTTTTGTGTGTCCGTTACCAGTGATAGATCGTTGATGCTATCTTTTAGCTTCTGTAAGTCTTCCAGTAAGTCAACCCACCCTGGGTGAATGAACAAAGAAAACTGGTTCTCGTAATATTTAACTAAGGATTGCTCCATAAGAGTCCTTTAAAGTTTACTATACAATCAGTATAGCATACCTTTTTAGTCTTGTCAAGTGTTTTCTACAATTTTTCAACAAATTCTTCACTTTTGGCTACAACTTGCTTTACCAAGGGGTGATAAAACAGTTCCCACTGAGGGAAGGACACCTTCAGGGACTCTAGGTGGTCCTTGATTTGTTGGTATTCTTCCTCAGTTGCACCATCAATGGTGATTGTTCGGGTTATCTTCATATCTATGCTACAATGTCCGTTATTTCAAGCCCATCCAAGTCCTGCCATTCTGACCAAGCACTTAGACTTACTCCTAAAACGCTGATAATGACGTCTTTGGTGCGGAACTGAACTCTAACGTCGTTTAGCACTGTTTTAGAAGGGTCATTCCACTTCTGAACCAACCTAAATTCAATTATGTTACTGCCTGCCATCATTTCACCTTTTCTATTGTCAATTCTTTAACAATTAAAGTAGAAGTAGTCCCTGACGTATTTAGTTTTAAGTTCACATCCGTGTTCGCTGCCGTTGCTACGGTAGTCTGCGCCGCGCCTGTTCCCGCCATGGCGTCAAATGCGGTGACGCTAGAAGTAAAGGCCCGCACCCATCCGTCTGCTGCCGTGGCGCTTGAGAAAGTGATGCCGCCCTCCACCAGAATGGTCTGCGCCGTTCGCGCCGTGGTGCCCAAGGCTTGCGTAAGCGTTGCCACCGCAGTCGCGCCAACCGCCACCGTCGCGACGATGTTGGTGCCCGTGATGGTGTTCGTCACGAGCAAAGTAGCCCGGAATCTGTACTGCGACCCGGCAACGATTGAGCCGCCCGTGATGGCATAGGTGCCAACGGTCGTAACCGCAGTGCTGAAAGATGCGCTGCGGGCGGTATTCGTCACAACCGGATGAGCCGATGTGACAGTCACCGCGCCGGTCTGCCCGTTGACTGAGGTAACACCTGCGTTAGTAACCGTTACTGCGCCTGTGGTCTGGTTGACGGTAATACCCGTTCCGGCACTAACAGACTGCACCGGGGCCGCTGCTGCCGCCTCTGCCGTGGTGGTGTACTGAGGATGTGGGTCTGCCGCTGCTTCGTGGGCGGTTCTTGCTGCACTACCAGTGTCTGTGTTGGTGATGACCAAACCGTCAGGCGTGTCCGTCGACGCAGTGCTGATGCCTGTTCCACCAGTAATTGAAAGAGTGTCTGAAGGCGTATCAGCAGTTGCCGTGCCAGTGTTTCCGGCGACAACCGCAAACGTATTCTGAGCCACCGCTGTACTGCTGATGGTGATACTATCAGTAAGATCGTTTGTAGTAATACTGATATTAGCGCCCGCTACCAGAGTAAGGGTGTCATTGGCTTGGTCGGCGACTACGTTATTCTGGCCTGTAACGGCAATGACGTTGAAAGCGTTGGCGGCAGGACCCGTAGCTCCAGTAGCGCCTTGAGGACCCGTGGCTCCAGTAGCGCCTGTAGCGCCCTGTGGACCACGAATGTCAATAGCCTGTGCTGCGGTGGCTACAAAGCCAGTAGAACCGATAAATTGACCAGAAGCAGGCTTAGTGCCTTCTCCTCCAACCCAATCTGCTACTTGCAAGACCCTGCGCTCACCGTCAGTAACAACTGCGAGGACAGGCGACCATCCCTTAGCTCCGGTTGCCCCCGTTGCTCCGGTGGCTCCTTGTGGTCCTGTAGCGCCCGTAGCGCCGGTTGCACCGGTAGCTCCTGTTGCCCCTTGTGGTCCGGTTTCACCTTGAATACCTTGAGGCCCACGGAAGTCCACTAAGTTGCCTTGAGAGTCCTTAAGCTTAGGCATTCCGTTCTCATCAGCAAAGAAACGGATATGGGTAGCGGTCAGGGCTTCAATGCCTACCGAAGCTGCTGTGCGTTTTTTAAGGTCAAACATCGGTTTCCCTTACAATATTGTCTAAGACTACAAGACCATCTACAACACAGATTCCTCCCTGCGAAATAGTAGGCTCTCTCGGTACGTATGTTTTGTTGTCAGGAACGTGAGAAGGAAAACTCAGTTCTTCTTGTTGAGGTTGTGCGTAATAACGAAAACCACTCATTCAACAAACTCCACAAAGTAGGAAGCAGTGCTTGTGAACACAATCGTAGGTGCTACAAGGTTTGCTTTAGGCGTGATTGTAACGCTTGATCCTGCCGGTATGGTAATCGTTTGTCCACCGTTAACAGTCATTGTAGCCCCTGTAAGAGACTGCGCTGCTGCTGTAATCTGTAGGATTCGTTTGTTGGTAGCAACGTTTAAAGTCCCGCTAGTGCCTGCGTTGTATCCCCAAGTACCCGACTCATCCGGGGTTTTACCGTCTAAACTTGCTAGAGAAGTGTTCCCGGTGGTCTGGTTAGCAGCAGTAGCGGCACCGTTAAGGGTTCCTAAGTTTGCTGTGACAGTGCCAGAAACGGCTTGGGTAGCAGGAAAGTTGCTTACCTGTACTTGGTGGTTGTCAGGTAACTGTTTATTGGCTGTAGCAGGCTCAATAAAGGCTGTTCCTGCCTGATTTAAGACTCTAAAAACGACTGAAAGCAGGCTCATGGTACATTAACTTTCATTGTATACACGGTTTCCCCTCCAATCGTGGTTTCTTCAAAGATCAGGGCCGGATATGTTGGTAAAACAGCAGGAGCACCGATAAAAACCTCTTGCTGACTGCCTCCGCCGCCTCCGCCAAGATTGTGGATCACAGAAGCCTTCACATCGGTCAGAATTGGGCCTGCATCTACCTCGGAACCGTCAGACAAGGTGATGACAAGGCTTCCGTCAGCAGCAATGTTAGCGTCTGTAACGCTTACACCATCTTTTCCGTCCTTGCCTGCCTTGCCATCTTTACCGTCTTTGCCCGGAAGCCCATCTTTACCGTCTTTTCCGGGCTTTCCATCCTTACCTGCATCACCCTTTTCACCTTTGGGGCCTTGCGGACCCTCAAGTTTCTTTACTTCAGCCGTGTTTTGGGACAACTCCTTGACTTGCTTACGGAGTTTTCCAACAATTTCAGCTAGTACAAGGAGTTTATCGTCCATTATTCACCTAATGCCTTAGTAAATTGGGCTTCTTTAGCCTCTTTTGATTTCATTTGAGCAATAGCAATCCGTTCATTGCTGTCAATGTCCTTCTCTTTCAAGGCAATTTCAGCTAAACGGACACGGCGCTCAAAGTCCTTAGACTCGTTATCTTCATCAAGGTTGTTAGACAGGGCTGCAACAAGTTTAGCCTGAGTAAGTTGAGGCACTGCCTGTGCTTCAGCAGCAGCCTTTTGAGCCTCTGCTTCCTCTCGGCGGGCCTTAGCCTGCAACTCAGCCAACTGAGCCTGCATAAGAGCCATCTGAGCCTGTTGCTGAGCCATCTGAGCCTGCTGTGCTTCCGGATTTGGCTGCGACATTTGTTCAAGGGCAGACAGAAGATCAGCGCGGTTGCTAAGGCTGCTATTCTGAAGAATACCACGCAGCAGCAACGGCAGTACAGGGGTGTCCGGTCCAAGGGTTTGCAGCAAAGCAATCATCTGCTGTTGTTCAAACTCCCGTGCCAGAATACCCAGAGTAGCCACCGGAACAAACGTCATGTCCACTGAAGGATAACGGTCGGGGTCAAACTGCATATACCGGAAGACTGCCTTCTTAATGAAAGGCAACATAAAGTCTTCTTGGAAGTTCGTCAAGGTACGCTTGTACTTCTTGATGATACCTGCCATTGCCATGCTCATGCCTCCTGCGCCTGCATCGCGGGGAGCAGCGGAGGGCATACCAGAACTGTCTACCGTTCCAGTGGCCTGTAACAGCATACGCTCAAAGTTCTGAGCAGCATTAACAGCATTACCATCGGTTTGGCCAAACTTGAACGGGAACAGGATTTCTCCGGGATTTCCGTTGGTCAGGATTGCTTTACCGGGCTTGACTTCAAACTTAGCACCACGCGGCAATCGCGTAGCATCCATAGCAATCATGGGTGCCGTGGTCAGTGCCAAAGAGTCCATGTGTGCCCGCAGTTGACCGTCAATAGCCTTCTGCATATTGTAGGCTTTCTCAACCGTACCACGACCCCAGAAACGACCGGGAACAGTATCATCCTGATATGCAATCACAGGACGATCTTTCATCATGTACGGGCTTTCTTCAGCCTTCAGAAGCATAGAATCATTGGCGATAACTACAATGGCTTCCACTAAGTCACAGTATTTGTCACCAACAGAGTTCTCAGGGAACAGGTCTTCGTACTTCTCTTCTTCAGATTCCGACAACAATTCACGGGGAACCAAGCCGTAGTAGGTAACCAGTTTAACCTTATCGTCTTGGAACTGTCTGGCATCTTGCGTAGGCTCAAGGTCTTGCTCAGAATATTCAGTCTGAATGTCAACCTTCTTGTAGATACCTTTTTCAATCCCTTCCACAATCTTGTGGACAGAGACATACTTTTCAACAGCCACGCCAAGAGCATCCTCTACGCTATCGGCGTTAGGATCAATCAGGAAGTTCTTGGGGTTGACAGGCTTGAGCTTGACAGCCACACGTTCCATTTCCTGCACACCGATAGCCGCAGCGTCATTGACACCGGGGATAGCTTGCGTAGCAGGCACATATTCCATTTCAGACTTGACGACAATCTCACCAATGCCCGTACCGTAAATCTCTGCCATCAGTTCAATCTGAGACACAGACTTCTTGATACCGTCCTTCTTGAAGTCTTCCATAAGTTGTTTACGGATAGCTTCAATGTCCATTGGGTTCCCATCAACGTCCCGAACATCGTCCTGAATGTCGAAGAAGTCGCCGTTACCAAAGATTGCTTCCACAATCTCTGCGTGGCGGGTTTCTACGGCTTGCTGCGTAGCGGGGCTGATGATCCGTGAGCGTTCAGACTCTCGGGTGCGGTCAGAGGCATCCCATTGACCACGGAAGATACGCTCATACTCAAGCCAAGCATCCATGTAGTTAGCGTCACGGTGATCCCGCCAACGGGTCACATGGTCCGTGATCCAGGCCGTTAGTTCCTTCTCGGACTCGGTGGGTTCCTCAAACTCGTAATTCTCTTTATCGTTTTCCATGTTCACCACTTTTCCTTGTTGGCCCAATAAGCCGCAGACATTTTACCCTTGGCTATGTTCTTGGCGTGCCGTGCTTTGAAAGCCTCATTACGCTTTGAGCCTTCAGGAGAACCAGAGACTCCCTGCTGACCAAAACGAATTGTCTTGATTTGATCCCCTTCCTTAGCCACAACTACGTGACTCTTGGTAGGATGGTCCGGGGTACGCTTTGGCTTGTTGTAGCCGCTTACACCTGCACGGGTTAATCGGGAGTCTTTGGTAGCCATTACTTAGCCTTAGCCATGCACTTTCCGGCTTTCTTGCACTTAGCCGGAGTAGGACAGCCCGCACAGGGCTTAAAAGGCTTCACAGGAATCATTTTCTTAGTAGCCATTTTTCTTGCCTTTCTTAGCGGTCTTAGCCGCATCTTTGAAGTCTTTGGCGCTAGGAGCACCCTTAGAACCAACCTTACGCATCTTCTCACCGCTACCGGCTTCGATGCGTTTGCGCTTGGCGTTAATGTTTGCGTATAATCCAGGTTTCATCAGTACCCCGCTGTTTTGTCAAGAATGAGGTAGTCATCTTCCTCATAGTCTTGTTGGTAAGAGACAACTGCTAATTGGTCAATGTACGACAAGGCATCAACCAAGTCATCGTGAACCCCTGCTGTTGGGAACATTACTAACTGATCCTTCAGTTCGTCCCAATCTTCGTTCTCATTAAAAGTGATACGACCGTGTTCCAAGCGTCCTTGCAGCGACCAGACAACCCGATCAGCTTTCTTCCTGTTACCGTGAGTAAGGTCTTGAATGTGGGCATAAATGTTGTTCTTTCGCATCAAGTCGTTAAGGTACGGAAGCACTGCATTCTTCAAGGCCCCTCGTTCAATACCAACCGCATTAGGCTGATAGTCACGGATAGTCTTGAGGATGTTAACAGCAGTCTCACGAATGTCCCATCGACCGTGGAGCACCTTGTCTACAAACCAATCACCACTATCAGTCACCTTGACGATAGCGATAGCAGATTCGTCTAGCTTCTTCTTGGAAGCACTGGCATTCTTGGCTACTTCTTCAAAGCCCGCCAAGTCAATAGCCACGACATAGGAACCATACTGAGGTTCTGGTCCGGTCTTGAACCATTCTTCTTTGAATACGTCAGCACCGGCAGTATCAAACGACGATAAGTATTCTTGCTTGAAAGCAAATGAGCTTAGTGTACGCTTGGCTGCTTCAATTTCCTTGGGATCGATGGTTTCGTTGTCTTGGGTGGTAAAGTGCCATGCACGCCACTCTTCATCTTCTTCAGACTGACCTAGCTTAAATACGTCATAAAACCAGTTACGACCCGAAGGGGTAGAAATGAACAGTGCCCGTCCTTTCTTGTCCGACAAGGCAGCACGTAAGATTTTTTCCCATACATCCTGTCGGATGAAGGCGCATTCGTCCATCACCAGATAGGTCAAGGACACACCACGAAGACTGTCAGGGTTGTCAGCACCGCGGACCAGAATCTTCCTGCCGTTGACAAGGGTTATTTCCAGGTTGTTTACGTGGCTAGACTTGATGACAGGACGCCCAAGTTCATGTAGCAAGTCCCAGATAATCGTACGGGCTTGTCCAAGTGTAGGAGCAACGTACATAACGGATGAACCGTCAGGGCAGTTTAAAGCCTCTATAAGCAGCGTTACAGCCGATAAACGAGACTTACCGCACCGTCGCCCTGCCGCAACGATTTTAAAGCGCGTAGAGGCCTTAAAAACCGTTTGCTGCCACTTCAGTAGTTGGAAGTTCAATGCGGTCATACGTCAATCACCTCATCGTCAGAGGTAGACACCTGCGGGTCAGTGAGGCCAGAAATGTTGATGCTAATGCTTGGCATCTGACCGGAACCCTTACTTTGGTCAAAGGCAGACACAGGCACAATTCTATCGACAATCAGCTTCCATGCTGCTGCTTGATGGCTATGTTCGTCGTTAAGGGCTGCTTCGTAAATCTTTTCCAAGACTTTAGCACTCTTAGGACTATTAAGCATCCTAAGTTTGTATTCATTGATGATTGCAGCATCCCCTGCGGGACGACCGCGTTTACCGACAGTCCTGTTCTTGGTTTCGACAAGATCAGTCTTAGACGGTCTTCCAATCTTGTTACCGTTTGGTTTGGTCATGTGTCTTTATCCTTTGTGGGAGACAATCCTACATATAAGTACTTATAAAGTTACTTATAATATAAATTATTATTAGTTATTATTATAAGTTACTTATAACATTACTTATAACATTTAACTTCTATGGCTTCTATGTCTTCTTAGAGACTCTAACGTTTACATCATAGGTACTATTGTACCAGAACTTTTAGATCTTGTCAAGTACTTTTTTATCTTTTTTTTCATAGACAGGCTGCTCCCTCTAACAGTCTCCCTTTCAGGGTGTCCGTCTTCAGCCTTCATTGTCTTACAATTTTACATAATATGTTCTTTTAAATCAACTACTTACATCTGTTCTTATCTGTTGTCTTCTTCGGTCTTCTTAGGTCTATTTTCTCCTTTTTGTGTGCGCTGGAGGCTACACCAAAGTAAACTCCTTAGTCCACACCCCTCCCCCGGTGTCTTCATAGGCTGGCACGGTTCTTGCATGTCCTGCTAAGCGCACTGATCGTCAGTGTACTGATGGTAACTGTACTGATCGTCAGTGTACTGATTAGTCTATTGAGAATGCGTTTGCAATAGCAGGACGTGGGAGGTGATGCAGGACCCTCTGAAGCCTACCGAGCTAACTTCTGTGTACTAGGGAAACCACCAATAACCCTACACTTGTGTCGGATATTGTTTAGTGCTATAGTTCACCCATCGCAGCAAACAACCGGAGCACGTATCATGTATATGAACAAGCGACAAATTCTAAAGGCGTATGACAAGGGCTACATTGACGATGTTGTGAAGCAACTTAGGACATACGGAACAATCGCACGGGATCATTCGTTCGACATTCAGGATGGCTACCATGCCGGGTCGCATCGCATTCTGTCCATCACGCATCATAGCATTGAATGGTCGGTAGAACTGCACAACGGTAATGTTAAATTAGTGGGCTACACGTTGTAACTTTAAGGGTTTATCCCTATAGACTCTCAAGCAAAGCAACCGATACTAGCAACACCACAGCAACCCAAGAGGACCAACACCATGAAGCCGATTTATGACAATCGCACCATTGTCGGGTACGCTAACAACCCTCAGCAAGCGGAAAGGATTGTTAGAAGCCTTCTTCAAACCATCCCGAAGGGGTGGAAGGTGTCTGTGAGGATGCGCGATACGGACATTATTCAACTTCCGGAAGGTTGGATTTATTCGGTGCATCCGTAACTTGACAGTTCCGACACCTAAGGCCTACAATGTGGGCCTTATCGTGGGCACTGTCGCCCTTAACCGCCGATCGTCGGCAACACTTGGAGCATTCCATCATGGCTATCGTTCAAACCGCATCGTTCTATGACTTCCAAGAGGCTTTCCGTCGCATGGATCGCCAAAGTCAGTACACCTACGCAGGCTTGCGTGGTCTGTTTGATTACCTTGAACAACTGTCTGAGGACATCGGCGAGCCTATCGAATTGGACGTTATCGCACTGTGCTGCGACTACAACGAAGACTCATTCTTGGATGTTGCACGCAACTATGACATTGACCTGTCTGACTGTGAAGACGATGATGATATTCGTGAGACTGTGCTAGACTACCTGAACGATAATACGGTGGTGGCATGGCCCGACGATGAAACGGTTATTTATGGTTGCTTTTGAGGTTAAAATCATGGAAAAGCCTATGTTTGGTTCTAAATTCGTTGATGCTGTCGCATTGGTGCTCATCTTCGCCCTGTTGGGTGTCTTGCTTGCCGGAGGTTTTTAATCATGTATGCTGTTATCTTCAAGTCTAGTGGCATTGTCGCCTATCGAAACAGTGACCGGACCCAGTGCAAACTATGGGCTTTGTGGAACGATCATTTGGACGTCAACGGAGAACCAATGGGACTGTTTCAGGTAGTGAAGACAACCCATGCCAAGCAATAGCCTCAGCAAGGCCCCTAGAAAGCCCGTGGAGGCGCTTTCATGGGTCAGGGAAGGAATTTATTGTTGGCGTGTTGTTTGTAAGGGCTGTGTAAGGAAAGTGTGGTAGAATAGGTGTCTGACTTAAAAAAGGAGGCACCATGCCATCAAAAGCGAGCAAGGAAAGGCTCAGACTAATGAAAATTTTTGGAAAGCTATATAAAAGACATTTCATAACTGAGGGTTATTATTGTTTTTATTGTGGTGCGCCTGCGCAGTGCTTGGACCACGTGCCGCCTCTTAAAATAATGGATTCTCTAGATAAAAACAAACTAAAAAAAGATAAAATCCCTAAATGTCTTCTGCCCTCTTGTTCTGAGTGTAATAGCAGGCTTGGGGACCGCGCACTGATAACTGTAATGGATCGTCTTTTATATTTAGAAAGTTATTATGATGCTCATTTTAAAAAGCAAAAAGCAAAATGGACGAAGGAAGAAATAAACGAGCTAGGCCCTAGCTTGCGTGAGTATGTAAAACACCACCAAGACAAACTTAATTTGTACCTGGATAAAATAAGGAACATACAGTTAAGGATGCTTAGAGATGAAACACACCCAAGATATACCGAAGATTCAGAAATTGACCAAGAAGAATGGAAAGATAAATAGCCTGAAGCGTTCGGAGGGGCTAGAATCCTGGCCTTTCCCTACCTTCAAAGGACAACCCCTAGAATTAGTCAAGTATTCAAAACCTGTTAAAATCAACCCACAGTGGCCGGAAGCCCTATTGTAA